AGAGTTTTGAATGAATCTGGTGCCCATGAGGTAAAGATTGTTGAGGACTTTAGTGAACTTGATGCAGAGAATGTTGATGATGCAATCATTGAGAATGCAGAAGATAACATGACTTTGATTGAGCGTTACATTGATGAACTTGATGTTGACTTAGATAAAAAACGATTGACTAATATGATGAAGTCGTTGTATGTAGAAGCGAGTGACCTAGAACTGTGATTACTTTTAAATATGTACGCTGGAAGAACTTTCTTTCTACTGGCAATAATTTTACAGAAATACAGTTGGATAGAAGTCCAACTACTTTGATCATTGGTGAAAACGGAGCAGGAAAATCAACCATTCTTGATGCACTTTGTTTTGGCCTATTTAATAAACCATTTCGTAGCATCTCAAAATCACAACTTGTTAATTCAGTTAATGGTAGTGCTTCTATTGTTGAAGTTGAGTTTATTGTTGGTGGTAAAAATGTAAAGGTTATTCGTGGCATCAAACCTAATAAGTTTGAAGTCTATGTCAATGACAAGATGATTAACCAAGATGCAAATGCAAGGGATTATCAGAAACATCTAGAACAACAGATTTTGGGATTGAACTATCGTTCTTTCACACAGGTTGTTATTCTAGGTTCTTCTACCTTTGTTCCTTTCATGCAGTTGTCTACAAAGGCACGCCGTGAGGTTGTTGAAGATATTCTAGATATCAAAGTATTCTCTTTGATGAACTTCTTGCTCAAGAACAAGAACAAAGAATTGAATGAAGAGATTCGTAATGTTGAATATCAGTATGATTTGACTAGTGAAAAAATTACTTTACAGGAAAAGTTTATTAAAAATGTAGTTGATAATAAATCTGTTATCATTACAGAAAACAAACAAAAGATTTCTGATAATAACTCTACTATCAATTCTAGAAAAGAAGAAATTAAATCATTTGAGAAAGATAAAAGTGATTTATCTTTTGATGCAGAGATAAAAATAAAGACTGAACAGAAACTTAAAAAACTAAGTCAAACTGAAGCCGCACTTCAAAACAGAAAGGCAGAACATGACCGTCAAATCCAATTCTTCCAGAACAACGATGAATGTCCGACTTGCGAACAATCAATTACGACTGCAACAAAGCAGACGCAGACAGAACTTCGCACTGCAAAAATCGGAGAACTCGACACAGCAATCGACAGTTGCAAAACCCTTGAACGTGCCGAACAAGACAGACTCAACACAATCTTAATCGACCTTGAAACCATTCGTCAGCATGATGTTGAGATTGCAAAGATTCGTTCCTCTATTATTGAACTAGAAAAGTTTAATGTTAAGTTGCAGAAAGACATTGAGGCTTATGAAGCTGGTTCTATATCAGAAGATGATAAATCTAAACTTGATGAACTCAAAGGTAAAATTAAATACATCAATGAACAAAAGTCTAAGTTAAACGAGGATAGATTCTATATTGATGTAGCACGAAATCTTTTACAAGACAGTGGTATTAAAACTAAGATTGTAAAACAATATTTGCCAATTATGAACAAGTTGGTAAATACATATCTATCCTCTATGGATTTCTTTGTCAACTTTAATATTGACGAAAACTTTCAAGAAACTATCAAGTCACGTTTTCGTGATGAGTTTTCTTATGCATCATTCTCTGAAGGTGAGAAGATGCGTATCGACTTGGCACTACTCTTTACATGGAGAGCTGTCGCAAAGATGAAGAACTCAACCAATACTAATCTACTCATTCTTGATGAAATCTTTGATTCATCTTTGGATGGTACTGGTACAGATGATTTTCTTAAAATTCTGAATACATTTAACGATCAAAATGTTTTTGTTATTTCGCACAAACAAGATATGCTTTTTGATAAGTTTAGAAGTATTATTCAATTCAAAAAAGAAAAGAACTTTAGTCATTTGGTGGTGTAATGGGAAAACGTAGTGATTTTGAAAGAATAGAAAGAGACTTCTATCCAACACCATATTCGGCAGTTGCACCTCTTATTGCACATCTACCACAAAAACCATTTACCTTTGTTGAGCCATGTGCTGGTGACGGTAGATTGATTGACCACTTGGGGTTGCATAATGGAATGTGCATTCATGCATCTGATATTGAACCACAGTCTGACGAAATAATGGAAATGGATTGTTTTGATGTAAATGCAAAAGCACAATACATTATTACAAATCCACCTTGGAATCGTAAGATACTCCATCCAATGATAGAACATTTTTCTAATATTGCTCCTACATGGTTTCTTTTTGATTCAGATTGGATGCATACAAAACAATCAATTCCCTTCTTGACAAAACTAAAAAAAGTTGATAGTATAGGAAGAGTAAAGTGGATTGAGGGTAGCAGTAGCGTTGGTAAAGACAATTGCTGTTGGTATCTATTCGACAACACAGATATGGTGAAACCTATCGAATTTTGGGGCAGAACATGATATATAAACTAATTGAGGCAGAAAGTCCATCACTAAATGTGAAACTGCCTGATATAACATTTGATGATATTAAAACAAAATATGACTTGACACCACAAGAATTATATGATAATCTAAAAGGTACTATGTCTGCTATGCGTGGTATTGGATTGTCTGCGAATCAATGTGGGCTATCTATTCGTGCATTCGTTATGTACACAGACTTGAAAGATGGAAATGTTGAGATTTACTTCAATCCTAAAATCATTTGGGAATCTGAAGAAACTGAATTCTTTGTAGAGGGTTGTTTAACTTATCCACATTTATTCTTGAATCTCAAAAGGCCAAAGATGATTGAGTTTGAATATATGGACATTAATGGAGAACAAAAGAAGGGCAAGTTTGCTGGACTGACTGCTCGTATCTTCCAACATGAGTATGACCATATGGATGGTAAGAACTTTACTATGTATGCATCAAAGTTGAAAATGGATATGGCCAGAAAAAAACAACAAAAAATGTTGAAAAAAGTTGTAAAAACATCTTGACTTTGTTCTTAAAACAGTCTATACTGTGTATATAAAGTGAGAAAACAAACGGAGAACTTTTATTATGGCACACGAACTTGAAATCGTAAATGGACAGGCCCAGATGGCCTATGTTGGTGAACTTCCTTGGCATGGACTTGGAACTAAAGTAGAACAGGATTTGACTCCTGCTCAATTCCAAGAAGTCGCTGGACTTAACTGGACTGTTGAGAAACAACCAATTGTCACTGCATCTGGTGTTCCTATCAAAAACAAAGAGGCACTTGTTCGTACCTCTGACAACACTGTACTTGATGTTGTTGGTACTGGTTGGAATCCAGTACAGAACTCAGAAGCATTTGAATTCTTCCACGAGTATGTGATGGCTGGTGACATGGAAATGCACACTGCTGGTTCACTGAAAGATGGACAAATGGTTTGGGCACTTGCAAAAACCAAAGAATCATTTGAGTTGTTCAACGGTGACGTTACTGACAACTACTTCTTGTTTACTAACCCACACCAGTTTGGTAAGGCGATTAATATTCGTATGACACCAATTCGTGTAGTATGTAACAACACTCTTACACTGTCTCTATCACAGAATGCAGATAAGATGTTGACTGTAAACCATCGTAAAGAGTTTGATGCTTCTGAAGTCAAAGAACAGATGGGTATCGCTCGTGAGAAGATGGAACAGTACAAGTCAATGGCTGCATTTCTTGGTTCTAAGAAATACACTGCTGATAACGTAATCCAGTACTTCAATGAGGTATTCGGTGCGCCTGCGAAAGAGAAAGTGGATAACGTAATTCCTTTCACTTCTCGTAACTCAAAACTTGCATTTGAGAACTTGGATATTCAGCCTGGTGCTGAGTTCGCACAAGGAACTTGGTGGACTGCATTCAACTCTGTTACTAACATGACAGATCACTTGCAAGGACGTTCTAACGATGGACGATTGGTTTCATCATGGTACGGACGTAACCGTAAGGTAAAACTGAATGCACTTGATAAGGCACTTGAATACGCTGATGCTGCATAAAAAAAAATTGAAGAGAGGGATTGAAAAATCCCTCTTGGATGTATATATAATATAGGGTGCGATTCGTAAGTCGCCCTGTTCGACACAAATATGCTTACTCTGTGTCGCAAATCACGGTTTTGGTAGTTTCCGCCCAAAAAACTACCACTTTATAAATAAACGTGATATGCCATAATGGGTATCACACTGTAACTTGCTTTTTAAAGGAGAAACAAAATGGTAAATACAGCTCTTACAGACCCTTTTGACAGGGTTAAAACTTACTCTATCGGATTCGATAGAATGTTCGACAGACTACTTGATGATAGTCTTGTTACAACAACAAACTACCCCCCTTACAATATCGTAAAAATGGATGAAACCAATTATGCAATTCAGATTGCAGTTGCTGGATTCGGTAAAGACGATATTGAGATTGAAACAAAAGAGAATACTCTTTCAATCAAGTCTAAAGAAAAGGGTGAAGTTGTTGATGAAACAACTTATCTGCACAAGGGCATTTCAAATCGTGCCTTTAAAAGAACTTTCACTATCTCTGATGATGTGGTAGTTAAAGGTGCAACTTTTGAAAATGGGTTGTTGAACGTAGAACTTGAAAGAATCATTCCAGAGGAAAAGAAGCCTCGCCTGATTAAAATCAAGTAATTTTGTAAGAGCGCCTCTTGACAGGGGCGCTCTTTTATGTTATAGTATGTGTAATTGAATTGAGGATTTGTAATGAAATATTTTAAGAACAAAGATGAGCCTACAGTAGTTGATAAAATTGACTACAAATATTCAGAGGATAGAATCCTCAAAGAGTTGCAAGAGTATATTGATAAAACTTACTCTGCACACTATTCCCACAATAGATTTCAAGCAACAGAATTCATCATGGACTCGGGCCATGGAGAAGGTTTCTGTATCGGTAACATTTTAAAATATAGTCAACGATACGGAAAGAAAGACGGCAAGAACAGAAATGACTTGCTAAAAGTGATCCATTATGGTATAATGGCACTTCATAATCACGATACAACGGAGAATAATTGATATGAAACTTAGTAATGATACCAGAGAAGTTCTGAAGAACTTTTCTACCATTAACCAGAATCTTCTGGTAAAAAATGGAACTGTGATTGGAACAATGTCAGCGATGAAAAACATCGTTGCAAAGGCAACTGTTCCAGACAATTTCAACAATGAATTTGCCATCTATGACTTGAACGAGTTCTTGTCTGCAATGTCTCTATTCAAAGACCCAACTCTCACATTCGATGAGAAGAGTGTAAAACTTAATGAAGAGGGTGGTGGTAGTAATCTGACATATATGTTCAGTGACCCATCTATCGTGACTGCACCTAAAACCGAAATCACTATGCCGAGTGTTGATGTAGAGTTTACCTTTACACAAGATACATTCAATCAAATCTTGAAGGCATCTGCTGTTCTTGGTGTTCCAGATGTGGTTCTTAAAGGAACTGCTGGTGGTACTATCGACTTGACTGTTACTGACAGAAAGAACGATACATCCAATGACTTCAGTATCACAGTTGGTGAAAACTCACCATCTGATTTCACATATTTCTTTAAGGTTGAAAACCTAAAACTTCTTTCTGGTGATTATAAGGTAGA